TCCATTCAACGATTACTTGTTCTTCCACCTTTGTTCACCTTCTGTTTTATTATAGTTAATTGTTCAGGTGACAGAAGTGACAAGACTTGTCTAGCTTTCTCGTTGTTGTATCCATAGTACTCTTTAATCACTTCAATATCACTCTCAGTTTGTGGTTTTACCCATTTCGAAAATCTTTTACGTTTGCGAATGATATTTATAAGAAAGTGATATTGGAGTTTATTATCAATATGATGGTATTGATTGACTACGTTTGCAAAGCCAACTGTGTCGCTAAAATAACTAAGAGAACGATTGATAAGAAAACTATTGTAACCTCGCTCAGCATTGTCGTCCTCCATTATATCTTGTTTAGTGTCATTAATACTGTTTACATAATCAAAAGGGTTCATTAGCACCAACCGTTAGCATAATCTTGAGCATATAGTTTTATAATACGAGATTTTTGTTCTGTAGTCAATACAATGTTTATTTCTTCGCTAGTTTCATTTAGTTTAATTTTAGTTATATCTTCATTCATAAAGGTACCTAAACCTTGTATCTTCTCTAACAAAAGATGTAAATCCTTTATATCAAAAACTTCGTCATACATATTGACGTGACCCATATAATACGATTGTGTAAAGAAATGCTCATCTTTTATTTTCCCGTTTTCCAAACAATCTAAAACTTTATCTATATTATTTAGATCAATATCACTAAGGTCTGTATAAACACGTTTATCTTCAGCATATGTTTCTTTTTTATAGCTACTATGTAGATATTTTACTGCTGATCTAAATCTTTCGATCGGATCTCTTTTTACAGCTATTTTCCATGATTTTTTTCGAAAAGGTATATTAAATATATCTTGATTAATCTGGGCATGAATAAATCTTTGTGGTGTGTTGGATACTATATTATTTGGTGTTAAATTATCAATTTGATTATAACGGTTGTAACTAACTCTTCTTATTATTTCTTTTATTTGGTCTGAAGATAGATCTTCAGGTTTATCAGTAAGATCGGTATACTCTAATAACCATGAGTATGGTTGTAAAAATGCGCTATCATCATATCCAGATGATAAGGTGAATTTTAGATTGGAACCATTGCTATAAATCCAAGCCAGTTTTAACGTGTTGTGACCATTTTTAGGACACAATCTTATATCAATAAGATTATCTCCGTATGTAAAATACACAATATTATCAGTTGGTCTCATAAACCTTGTTCAATTCCGCTGTCTTGCCATGGCCATGAATCCATAGCTTGAATGATTAACTTATAAAGTTCGTCTGATGTGTACTCTTGTGTGTTCTTTTCATTAATGTGTTTATCGTAAGCATATAGTTGAGGAACTGTTCTATGTCCTCGTTCCTTCATAAAAGCTAATGCTTTAGGATCATCTTGGATATTAATAGTATAATAGTTCAAGCCAGTCTTGTCAAGTTTTTGTTTCATAATTTCACAATAAGTGCATCGTGGCTGTGTGTAAAGAATTATTGCCATTGTTTCTCTCCTTTACAAATTCTTCTGGAAATATTCACAGAATCTATCCTTTTCTATTTTCCATAAAACCTGATCAACACCTCGATAATTAAAATTTTTACTTATCAACTTTAATAACCCTCTCTTTGCAAGTCTAGGACCATATATCTGTGTTAAATAAAAACTTTTGCCGTTATTAGGTAACTTTTGATTATTTGTTGTAGTATAAAACTCAGCGGCTGGATTGATTGATGACATCAAGGACATTTGTAGGGGAGCTATATTGACTAATTGAATACTAGATTTTAATCCCATTTTACCTGTAGTATAACCCGGCAAGCATGCTCCACGATAAAGAATTCTATATGCATTTTTATGAAGCTCTGGCATATGATGTATACCAGCCACATTAAATATTATTTCCTTATCAGTATCATATCCTATATGGTATGCACCAAAAGGTAGTTTCATTTCAGCAACATGCATTGCATCAAAGGATTTATTATTATAATAACCTAGTTGATCACACTTATTACAAAACACTTGTAGATCAAAATAATCGCTCTCATCTAGAAGCCTATAAATCAGATTTGGTTGTATCACCTAATTGATGTTCCTTCACTAATCTTTTAATATGTTTCTTTTTCATAATATCTCTATACATTTCTATTACAGCTAATGGTGATTTAGCTTTCCATACCCAAGGAAACAAACCATGTACAAGACTCCAAAAAGAAATTAATAACAACTTCCATGACATTTTCACACTATGATGAAGATGATAAAAATAACTCCAACCAGATTCATTGTATAAGTGGTGCTTAGCTTCTTTATACCACTTCAACATTTCTTCTTACCTTTGGTCGATAATGTTTAAATTCATCAAAACAAAGGCCCATTGTGGCCCATATAGCATCTGCATAAAAGTTTGTTTGCCAGTTGCTTTTTGTTTGATAGTTATCCCATAATGTTTTGGTGGCATCTATTTTTTCATAGTATTTCCAAAACTCTGTGTCGCTTCTATCACTCAAAGCATAATGATGCCAAATAAACTCACAGTTATCACGCCACAACTTTCGCATGCTTCTATTGTATGCTTTTTCACCAAGTCCACGTTTAATACAATTGCCAAGTGTCTTAATACCGTACGCTATTGTGTAGAGCGAGTTTGCTTCTAATGGATCAACAAAACCAGCACCTATCCCAATACATACTACATTACCACTCCAAGGATTCTCAAGATACTCTGGTGACCAACTAATTTTACGTGGTGGATTATCATCATATGGTTCCATGTCATTTGTATATGAGTTAAAATCTTCTAATGCATTTTCGTCATCTAGCATATCGCTACAATAAACATATCCAGTACCAATACGATGTTGTAGTCCCACTTTAAATTGCCAGCCATAGGGTCTTGCTATAGATTGTGTTAGATTAATGTTGTAGCCTTTTGGAACCCGGAAGGAGCGAACCCAAGCAGAGTTTACCAAGTGACCTTCTGGAACAATTACACTTTTGTCGTTTACAAATTGCCTTCTGAATCCAGTGCAATCGATGTAAAGATCGTATCCTTGTGGCAATTCATCTAAGGTTGTTTCAATGTGATTAATTCGCTTACAGTGTTTTTTTACTGTTTGACCAACCAACGATGCGTCTAAATGATAACCTGATGTCCGACGACCAGCAAGTCTATATAAATCTTTGTTTATATCATCCTTTATTTTATTACCATTTAAATATTCTGGTAGCCACTCGTCAAATTCGTTGTTATCATTATACCAAAACGTCCAATCAAATGGCTCGTTTTTTCCATGTTGCCAGTATTGTTTAGTATTACCATACTTAACTACTGCATTAGACTCATCCATCCAATCTTCATCTTTAAGACCGCAATCTTCTAAAAAAGTACCTATCTGAGGTAGTGTACTTTCTCCAACACCTACTGTTGGTATACTTGGACTTTCAAACAACGTAATATTAAAATCAGGAAATTGGTGTTCTAAATAAGCAGCTGTCCACCATCCTGCTGTACCACCACCTATAATACATATCTTCATTTAAACTGTACCTATGCTTTTTTATACCAATTGACAAAGACTAATCGCGATCCCTTTGTTATTTCCGTAACACCATGCAACATTTTTGACCCGTACAACAAAGTATCTTTTTCTATTATTGGAATATGAAGTCTAGAAACTTTGCCATCAATTAGTCTTCCGACATAACTTACTCCACCTTCTAAATCATCGCTTAAGTTTAAGAAAGTGATAGCAGTAACGTAAGATTCAATGTGGCTATCAGTATGAGTATTAGCTCTTGCTCCAATGTTGTAATTAAGTATATAGCTTACCTCGGAGTGCAATTTTAAGTTAATTATCTTTTCAGTTTCTCTTTTAATCTTTTGATGTGTTTTCTTTATTACATGGGGAGAATCATTAGAAACACTATACCTAGAAATTTTATAAAGATTTCCATCTTGTTTTTTGTATTTCATTCTAGGATACACGTAGTCACATATTTCCTGTTTTTCAGAGTCTGTAATAGTATCTTGAAGAATAGATAAAAACATTTATTTAAATTGAACCTGTGCCATTATCTCTGTCATGCATGCGACTGTATTTAGTTCATGATCAGCCACAAATGCGTCTTTATATTGATAATCAGCTAAAATAAGAACAAGCTGTGGAATAGATTGAGCCTGAACATATGTATTCATTGAGTCGTAGACACCACGAAAGATAGCAGTGGTGTCCATATCCATGTTCTCCACTACCCACTTACGCATAGCCTTGAAGTTCTTTTCTTTCAACGCTACAACGAGACTATCAATGGAGTTAACGCTAACCCCAGTAATGCTGCCATCAATGCCCATACCACTAATGGCATTCCGCTGTCCTTCATTCAATACTCTCCTCCAATCAGGGGCATGCTTCATGATCAGATCAGCAACTGCTTTCTGTTCATAATCCACACCTTCTTGATCGAGTATGTATACAAATCTCTTGAAGAATTGACCAGCAAGATCAGCCAAATCTTTCTTGGTTGTATTGAATTCGTATACACCACAACGAGAGTGTAGTGGTTCAATAATACGATTCTTAAAGTTACAAGTAAGAATAAACCGACAGTTATTACTGAACTCTTCTATGAATCCACGAAGAGCTGGTTGCGTCGATTGTGGGTTCAAGTAGTCAGCCTCATCGAGAATAACAACCTTGAACCCACCCGACAACGATACACTAGAAGCAAACTGTTTGATCTTGCCTCTCAGTGTATCGATGTTGCCTTCCTCTGAGCCGTTGATAATAATGTAGTCCAAGTCAAGTTGTTTACAAAGTGCTTTAGCTACAGTAGTCTTACCAAGACCAGCTGTACCTGTAAAAAGCATATTAGGTAATTCACCTTTGTCGACAATAGTCTGAAACGTTTTTTTGAGAGAAGGAGGAAGGATCGTTTCTTCAATTGTCTGTGGACGATATTTCTCAACCCAGAGAAAGTCATTCATAATATAATAAATCCTTATTAAGTGTTAGCAGCTTGATCCGTTTGATATGTCTCACACATTTGAATCATCTGAACTGCTTGATCGCGTAGTTGACCAAGTGTTGTTAGTTCTTCGCCTTTGATAGCACCTCGTTGAACCATTGTGTCTACTACTGCGACAGTCGAACGACTGATACGGTTTGCAAGATCATATACTGGTGCATGCGACTCATGCGCTAGTTGTACTTCTGCTTGATTATCTTTAGCCATATTATTCTCCATATTGTGATTACTTTTCGAGTGCGACCCAATATGTTAGGTCTCCACCTTCATTTGTAAATTGTGAAATAAGTTTTGATGAGATTTTAACCTCATAGGTATCTGGTACCATTTTAAGGTTACTAATATTTAGTATGAATTTAAAACTGTCGTTATTATATCCTCCATCAACATCAATAGAATATTCATTTGCGGTAGAGTTCTCAGGATCAACCACTGAGAGCTTAATGCTACCATTATCTGGTTCAATAGACAACTGCCCATGTCCAAATACTGAAGCTGCTCGTTTCAGTCCCATCAAAGTAGTCTCATCCAATGTAAACCAAACATCAGCTTCTGGCATATCAATAGGCTTAGTAGGAGTTGTTAGCATCTCAGTGTCTGCATAATAATACTTTACTAACTCACGACCTGATTGGCCACCAATATTCATATATTTTTCTTCAAAGCGTACTCGTGGCTTATCAACCAAGCCAAGTACGTTTAAGAACTCTGTAAGATCATAGATGCCAACAATACTATTGAATTCTTCTGGCACCCTTGCCTCAGCTAGAATGTTCTTTGCTTCTGAGATTGTCATTAACTTGTTACCAGGTTTGATAACAATGTTGCCATTAATAGCAGAAAAGTTCTTTAGAACATTTACTGTATTTGCACATATTTCCATTATATATTCCTCATATAATTACTCAGCTTCATTAAAGTGGAAAAACCATTGCCAACATTCATCGTATTGTAATTCATCTCTCCAGTGTTTTACTTGAGGCCCACGATAGAAGTATGCATCACCTGGACTCATGTAAACAGTATCTTCTCCAGCATAAAAAGCCCATCGTTCAGTATGCGGCCGATTAATTAAATTAACAGTAACACTATAATTACAACGTGGTCTATCTATATGCTTTTTTAACTCAGCTCCTTTAGTGTATATTCTACCAAAGTCATTAGTTTTAATCAACGGTGTTTTAAATACTTCACTAACTCTTGGTTCTAATAATGTGTGAAACTCAGTAAAGAAATTATGCCAAGATCTAGTTTTATCATTAGTAATTTGAGGATCTCGACCACCTTCACCAATAGCAAACTCAGTTCCAAAACCTGACTTTTTAATCTTTTGGATGCACTGTTCTACTTCTTGTTCTGTAAAAAACTTTTTTACTAACATTTTATCTTACTAAAGTTCTTTTCTTTAACAACTTCTATCTTCTGAGCAAACTTACCATCAACCATTTCACCCTTATGAGAGATAACAAACACATTTGTATCTTCACCAAGACTATAAATGATTTTCATTAGATTATCAACACCATCAACATCTAGCGAACTATCAAATGTCTCATCCAAGATTAACAGGTTAGTTGCCACACTATTCTTCATCTTGGCAATCTGCCTCCAGGTGAACAACAACGCCAAGTCTATGCGTTGCTTTTCACCCTCAGAGAACGAATCATAGGTAAAGTTATCACGAAAGCGTGAACGAATAGTTTCTTGAAATGCCTCATCTAAGTTAAACGAAACAAAGAAATCTAGGATTTGTAGATACTGATTAACGAGCTTATTTATAACTGGAAGGTACTGTTTTACAATCTTTGTTTTAATTCCTGTGTCCTTTAACATCTGAGACATAACAAGATTATAATTATACTGTTCGTTATATGTTAACTTATCTTCAACAAGACCATTACCATCAGCAACAAGTGCATCAAGATCATCAGTGGCTTGATCCATATCCACGTTATTGTCTAGCTTGTCAATCTCTGCTTGTGTGCGATTGATAGCAGACTGAAACTGTGATATAGATTGATTATTAGCATGCATCTCTGATTGCTTCTGCCGGCAGTCTTCTAATAACACATCTAACTCACTAATAGATTCTACATGCTTGGCAATTGAAGTTGTAGCAGTCTCAAGTGCCTCCTGTAATTGCTTTGCTCTTTCTTTTCCTTCCAGGATATGCTCTTGTTTGGTTTCCTCTGTGATCGGTTGGGAACAACTGGGACAAATATCGTTCGACTCAAAAAACTTAACATCTTTGACGAGCTTACGTATGTCGCTTTGAAACTTACCCTGATAGGTCTGGAGCTCTTTAACTTTGTTTTCCTTATCTTGCTTTTGCTCTGTGGTTGCAGATAGATGTGATTCCACGTATGAGGATAGCCCTTCATTCGCTGTATTAAGAGTCTCGATCTCATTTCTATGATCCTCAATGAGTTTGAGCTTCTCTTCTTTTTGTTCTTTGTTGATTGCTTTGACATCGCGGATGTATTTCTTTTGAGCTTCCTGCTTCGTCTTGTTAACTTCAATAAGGTGCGTGACATCTTTGATCTGATCCTTTAATAGAGATGTCTTCTCTTTTAGGATACCATTCATCTTAGAGAAAACATTAATGTCCAGAAGATCCTCGATAACATCTCTCCGATTCTGAGCGCTTAGCTGCATAAAAGGAATGAAGGAGGAGGAGCCTAGCACTACAATCTGATGGAAGCTCTTATGGTTGAGCTTCAAGATGTTTTGCTCGAGGATCTTCTGGTACTCTTTGGCATGAGAGTCTTGGTTCAACATAGTCTCACCACGCCATATCTCAAACTTGTTGGGCTTAATGCCTCTGATAATTTTGAAGTCAGAACCCAATACATTGAACTCTACTTCTACTTGACAACCCTTGTTGTTGATACTATTTACTAGCTGTGCCTTACTGATATTGCGATGTGCCTTACCAAACAGAGCAAACGATAGTGCATCAAGCATTGTAGATTTGCCTGCACCATTCTGACCAACAACAAGGGTTGTCTTTGCTTTCTGGAAGTCTAACTCGGACCAGTTATTACCAGTCGACAAGAAGTTCTTCCAGCGCAATTTCTTAAATGTAATCATACTCTTATATTACCAGATATTGTGTAACGTATATCATTTGAATTATTTGGAGTTACTTCATGCATTAATGTAGCTGGAAAAAAAACAATGTAACCTTCCATATTATCCCCTAAAGCAGTACTTCCGGCAACAAATGATCCGCTGTTTGGAGGTAGATGTAAAAAATAATTCCAAGATATGTTTTCTACTGTTTGGCTATGATAATGTGGTTCTTGAAATGAGTGAGGAGGATATTTATTTACCCACCATAAAAAATTTTTAATAGGAGAACTATAAAAAGTGTAATACAGATTTTCTACTGTTTGTTTTAATAATGGAAACTCCCAATTGGCTTTATTGACTTCAATATCCGCAATAAGAACATTAGAATTTGGCCAATATCTTTGATGCCAATTGATACTATTTTCTATCGAAAAGATATGTTGTTTTATTTTATTATGAACGTCAGTTGGAACAATATCAAATTCAATCATACTACTTCCAAAGCCTGGGCTTCAATCATTAAATTGGACATCTCAACCTTAATACGATCCTTATCAAGATCTGTATCAACAGCATCAATGTAACTGTTCAATAGTGTAGGAGTATCATCTACTGAAACACTTTCGTCGTCAACAGACGATCCAACAAACTCATTAAAGTTTTCCGCAATCTTTAGTTCTAAGATTTCTCTGTTGTTGATACGATCAATAAACCTATCAAATGTAAATGAATCTGATTTATTAATTACAACTACCTTAACAAACTTACCTTCTACTTCATCTATGTTGTAGTGAAGATAGTCATGCTTACTATCATCATAATAAATGCGATGAAACAGAGTATGAGGATTTCTGATAGCATCAATCTCTCTAGTCTCTGTATCAATGATGTGAAAATATTTGTTATCATGAGCATCGTTCCAAAAGAACTCCATTTGTGATCCAAGGTACATAATGTTATCTTGTTCAGACTTTGTATGGAAGTGACCAGATAAAACTTTCTCAAACCGTTTAAACAATGAACGATCTAAACCATGTTCGTTCTTAACACCTTTGAGCATTTCATAACCTTGGACCTCAAAATGACCACCAATCCAATCGCATTTAGCATTGGCTAAGAAATCCATAGATTCTTTTTCGTTATCATCATCAATCCATGGAACTAGACCCATCTTCAGAGATCCATATTCCATAACTGTTGGTTTATGAATAATAGTTACTTCGTTCATATAGTGACCAAGCAACTCTTTTAGTGAGTTCAACTCACCAGTATTCTTATAGTATGTGTCATGGTTACCACGGATAATATCCATGGTGATACCTAACTCTCGGAGCGGTTTAAGGAAATGATTACGGTTGCGGTTAAGAGCGCGGAAGTTAATAAATTTCCTGTTATCATAGTAGTCACCAAGGTGAACGATATGGCGAATATCATGTTCCACCAAATAAGGAAAAAATACATCCCGATAGAATTTCTCCGCATTATTGAGAAATATGTCAGAGCTATTGCGGATGCCACAATGAGTGTCATTTAGTATCGCCACTTTCATCTAATAAACCTTCCTCCCTCATCTTCGCTCTAATCTTCGTGGCTGAGATATCATGAATATCCTCACCTAGATCATGTTGTGTAAATGTATATCCTACACCACGACCATAGCTAATATCAACAATGTTGGGTACTTTGACAATATCATAATCTATACCAATATTATATCCAGCTTTATTCAAAGCAATAATAATATTTGTTCTCACATCATGAAAACTAAACGGATTATCACCCCAACCTTGAACATCTCTAACCATTATATACACTTGACCCGTTTGTGACAACGCTTTTTTAAACAGTTCGGTGTGTCCGTCATGCCATGGTTGCCAGCGGCCTAACATTTGCACTGTAGGTTTCTTTGGGTCAAACATTATACTTCTCCTGTAACTCTGCTGCAAAGTCAATGATCTCTTGATCTGACATGAACGACTTAATGTGGTAATCTACACCATCTGGCTTCTCAAAGATTTTGTTGGTGTTGTCATAGCGACCTTCTTCTATTGTGTCCATCCAGATAGTAATGTCTGCATCAAAGTTCTTACGAGTCTCTCCTGTTGGACAAACAAAGTCACAAATCACTGTACGAGCACGAACAGCTTCAAAAGTTGCGATGTTATTCATACGTTCGCTCTGACGTCTACGACCTACGTCAGAAAAGTCCCAATCGTTAGCCATCTTACGAACGGCATCTGCATTATACCATGCACAATTAAGGTGAACATGAAGACGAAGAGCAAGATGTGTCTTTCCTGCCCCTGGTAATCCCATTATTAATATTTTCATAAGAACCTACTTAAATCTGAATCGGCTGGACTAGATGCTCTTTTGACTCGTTTCTTTTCCTGCTCTGCAAACACTTTGATCTCTTGATCTTTTTCTTTAACCTTATCGATACGATCCTTTAATGTATCAACAAATGCTTGAACAATCTGTTGAGATTGCACATCACCATCTTGAGTCATAATGAACTCTTCAATACCAGATGATGTCATATACTTTTGCTTGATATCAAACTGCTTTTTCTCTTTTGCAATTCGACGAAGAAATGCATACCAACTAATCTGCGTGAAGTAAGAAAA